ACTCCATGCCCAACAAGTTGAGCTTCAGAGGCAAGGTCTGAGTGATAGTTATTTGGGCGTCTTGGTCATAGCCACTGATACCTGATATCAACTTAGTTCCAGTGAACTCTGGCACATCGTTGTCCATGATGCTTGCAGTGTCCAACGTGCGGATTGGCACAAGGTTGGTGTTAACAATAATGTGCTGGGTCTGATACAGGATGGCATTGACTTCAACAATGCGCTTGACAAAGCCAGTCCTGGCTCCTGCCTGGAGTCTTGGCTCAATCGGCAAAGTCACAATGCTCACCGTGAACGGCAGGCCAACCTCATAGCTAGTAACGCTGGCTCTGTCCATTGTCAGAGATCCACCGCCACTAACCACCTCATCTGACAGCACCGAGCCATCTGCCTTGACATTCAAAGTCTTACCAATATGTGGCAGGCTTGATATCGTTGTGGCCACGCCACCAGTAAACGCACAGTCTGTAAACACCGTGTTGTCAAATACTTCAACATAGTACTTATCGACACTGTTAAACGTGCGCTTGACCACCACGTAGATATCCTCAATATCCACGCCAATGTCTTTAAACTGGCCATCAGTAGTGAGCTTGCTTGGAGCCACCACGTTTTGCTGGCGCAGAATAGAGTAGTTAGCAATCGTGCCATCGCCATTCAACATGAATAGCGTATCTGTCTCTTCAGTGCTAGTGTTCTTACGCAACGCCAACTCAGTTGGTGCATTGATCAAATGGCTAGACAGCAAGCTGATCGACTGGCTCACGTAGGACAGGGTAGTGTCAGAGAACTGGAACTCATTAAGAGCCTTGCCCTGGCGCTGCACATACAACGTACCAGACTGCAGAATTTGAACTCGGATGCCTTCTCTAGCACCATTGCGAGACACGGCCTTAACAAAGAAGTTAGTTGGCGTGATTGGATCTAAGCCATTTTGCGGGACATAGAACTCACCACCGCTGGTAAACACTTGCAAGTCACGGCCACTGATAATGTCAATGATCACGTTCAAACTGTTAGTGTCTAGCGTGGCCTCCACCGCATCATCGTCATAAGCCTGGTCAGGATTGAAGTCAAAGAACTGCGCTACCTTGCTGCCCCATATGGTGCTTGGCCGAGTCTTAGATCCACCAAAGTACAGACGTCCCTCATGGAATGTGCAGCTCCTTGGCCAGCCCTTAGTGCTTGACCACACATCCTCATAGCCAGACTCCAACTCCCATGATCCATTAGCAATTGCAGTGGTGTCAAAGAACGGTATCTCGGTCACAGCGCTTACCACGGTAGTGCTTGTGTAAGCCACGATCCTTGCCCTACCTTGCGGAGTGGCATTGATGTATTGGCCGACAGAACCAGAGCTAAACACTGCAGAACTGGCAGTCAAAGTGATCTCGCCAGACTTAGCGCTTGGCGTCAATGTGCCTGCTGGGTTAGACAAAGTAATGGTGAATGCATACTTTGGAATACTGATAAAAGTAATATTGCTCACAGTCCAGCTGGAGTCACTACCACCACGCACAATCTTGATTGGCTGGATATCTTTATGGACAAGGATCAATGTGTCTGCAGACTGAGTCCAGACCATAGTTGACAGAATAGAACTGGTCACCGCAGTAACCGCCAAATAGTCTAGGCCACCACCATTGATGTTGGTGATCTGAGTCTTATCCTTAAAAATATACATTCTCTGGTTAGTGAAGATCAGCATATAGCTGTCATCCACAGAGAACTCAAAGGCCACCGAGCGAGTGCCACTGGCTGGTGCTGCAGCGCTTGGTAGTTCAAACAAGTACTTCAAGCCACCACGTCTACGCACACCACCTTGTGGCTGCACAATGACGTTAGTCAGTGTCTCAGCACCATTTTGGTATTGAGTTAAGTCAACCCTAGCCCTCAACAGCGGATCTAATTCACCGCTGCTGAAGTTAGTCTGAAAGGAAACTAACCTTGTCATTAGTTCCTCACAGCAATTAGGCTAAAGTCTTCAAAGCTCTGGGTAGTATTGCCCTGGCCGTCAATGACCATGGCCGTGCGAAAGTAACCACCACGGTTATTCTCAGCTGGTCCACCAGTAGCAATACCTTGCCAGTACTGGGTCTTGCTAATCTGATCTGTGATTGGGTCTGCCAAGTGCCAGGTCATCATGTACTTGAGCAGCTGAATGAAATAGCTAGGCATCTCCGATTCTGTCGGCAGATATTGGTAGTCAATGACTACAGCTAACTCATTGGTTAGCAGCTTATCGCCCTGGATAACCCAGTCTGTAAATGTCCTAGCGCCAACTTGTGTGGAGTTGTAAGCCCTACGAATAGTGCCAAGACGGTCTGATGGCAGCTGGTACTCGTAGCGATACTGGTTAACTGGCGTATTGATTGTCTGCGCCAGCTGCACCTTCTTAAACGTAAAGCTCCAGGGATAAGACTGGAGCGTAGATTTCTTGAGGTCTGGGTAAATGCGATCACAGATATTGGATGCGTCAGTACCCTCATTGAATGAAGATATCGACTTAGCGCCAAGCATTAGCAGGGCGTCTGAGCATACTTTTAGATCTGTATCACCACTAGCCATAGGTCACCCCAAAATGTGAGAAAGGCCAACCTCCAGATAACTAGAAGTTGGCCTGCTTACTTGACTACTGATTAATCAGTATCAGTTGCAGTTATGGTCACACCGTCAGTAATGTCAACCACGCCAGAGGCGTTGCTAACCACATAAGCAGTAGACATAACTGGTGTACCACCAGTAGCGCTGTAGCAGAAAACGATATCACCGACTTTCAACACTGATGCGACAGAGTTGAAGTAGCCAGAGACACGAATTACTGATTGAGCGTCAGCTGATGAATAGCTATAAATAGCTGGTGCGTTGCCAGATTTAGACTGACCACCGATAGCGTTAAAGCCTGTTGCGGAAAATGCCATGATGTGCCTCCTTATTCTGTACAAGTGATGTCAACGCAACCACCAGCATCGATAGCAACAGCGCCAGCACTGAACATCGAGCTAACTAACCAAGAGGTTTTCTCAGGGATGTAGTTGATTTCAGAACGAATTGCCATGCTCTCAGCCATGCCGACTGCCATTTTGTGATAGGCATACACTTTGCGGGTAGAACCAGAGCCACCACCAGTTAAACCACCTTCAGAGCGGTCACCGATAGTCACAAAGTTAAAGCCCATAAATGTAGTGATATCACCTTGAACCAAGGCCTTCACAGTGTTGAAGTCAGAGCTGGTGACTGATGTCTCAGACAACAAGCTAGACAACTGTGATGCATGGATCAAGATGTAGCGATCTTCTGCGGGTACGTTTGCAGTGTTTAGCAAACGTGCAGCTTCACGCAATTTAGCCATGTTCAAGTTTGTACCAGCACCACCGATGCTAGTAGCAACGGTCAAGCTGGTGCTTGATGCTGCCAATGCGTCAATGATCATCTGGTCTGATCTACGGCCAATAGCTTTAGCAACAACTTGCACCAATTCTTGGCGCTCGTCAAAGTTAACTTTAGCTTGGTTGAAAATGTCAGAGTACTCAGCAGCAATGTAGTCTGTCAAAGTGACAGTTGCTTGTGAATAGGTGACGTTGAGTGGAGTGACGTCAGTCTGTGGTACACGAACTTGTGCAACGCCAGAGCCGATCTTTGGGAACTTGTGTGTGCTTGCAGTAACGCCAGTACGTAGACGAACAGTATTACGCAAGACAGCATCAGCTTGATACGCTTGTTTTACTTCCGTGTCGAACAGGGTTACAAAAGCATTAGAGATACTAACTGCCATTGTTTTCTCCTAGAAAACGGTTGATGAAATGTTTATCGCCAACGGTTGTCCAGAAAGCTCTGGGCCAAGACTTGTGCCTTACAGCGCACCCCTGGATAGACTACTATCGTCACTGGCCTTACGGTTGTCAGTGCTTACATTCTAAATCATATTTTTAGAATTGTGTCAACTATTAATTAAAAAAAAAAGCCAGGCTGTTACACCTGGCTATAAAGTTGGCAACTGCTTGCCATTAACCGTACATCTTCTCAAACAACTTCTCTACCTTGGCTCGGTAGCTTGGGTTTGTTTTGTACTCTGGGTTGGCCACCATGGCATCCAGCTCTTCTTTTGACAATGAGCCAGCAGCGTCTGGTTTCAATGTGTCTGTGGGTACTCTACCCTCGTAGGTTTCTCTGAGCTTTTGCAGGGTTTTAATACCCGCAGCGGTATCACCCCAGCGGGTGAACTCTTGAAACTCTTCCTGGCTCCAGATACCCTTTTGCACCATACCTCTGCCCCAGCCAGCCATGTTGTTGATGATGGCCTTGGCATTGGGTCCAAGTTTCTCCAGCTCGTCTGCCATGCTTTGGCGGGTTTCTGCTATGTTATTAGCGCCAATACCAGTGACCTCACGTGCCAGGTCTTCAAAGGCTTGCTGGCTAATACCGTACTTCTGCGCCCAGCCCACATAGCTTTTGACCACTGGGTCATCACCTTTGAGGCCTAGACTGCCAATGTCGTACTCGCCATTCTCTGGGGGTTTGTGGCCACCAGCTCGGAACTTTTTTTCTAGTTCCACGTAAGACTTGCTGATTCCCTCTAGGTCTGGGGCTTGATCGTCCTTGTTCCAGAATTTCTCTGGCCAGAAGTCAGGGCGCTCCAGTGGGGTATCGTCTTGCTCGGTAGGGTCACCTTGTACGTGACTGATTGTCTGCTCTTGGCCCTCGGTTATCGGCTGGTCTGTGCTTTCGTCTGCACCAGCCAGCAGGCCTGGGTTGTCATTTGCATCACTCATCTTTGTTTAGCCTTTCGGATTCTATTTTCAATATCCCTGACCACGCTGTTTTGCCCCTCTCGGAACACACCCAGCGAACTGTCAGAGCCTGGTTGCCAGCACGGTTGCTCAAGATAGAACTCTCGCAGCCACGCCAACACTTTTTGACCTTCAGCACTGGCAAAGGTTTTTGCCACCTGGAGGTTCAGATCTACCCTGTCTTGATCAGGCTCAAAGGCAGCAGGCTCTGCCTCTAGGTCATCCCAGCCACTCATGCCATAGCCTCGCCTGCTGGCGCTGGTAACGCACCTTGCTGCTGCTGTGCCATCATGGCAGCCTGCGCCATCTGCTGCATCATCGCTTTACGCTCCTCGCCAGTAGTACGCACCTGGATAGGCACACCGAGCTTGTCGGCAATGTAATCAATGGCAGTGCCAGCCTTGATGGCCATCTGGCCTTCTGGACCCATGCCAGCAGTGATCTGCATAAACTGCAATATGTTGTTGATCTCGTCCATATTCTGAGCCATGGCCAGCGGAGAGACAGGACTAACCTTGACCTCTAGACCGTTAACCTGGATGGGCAACACAATCATGCCATCAGCGTCCATGACTTCTAGGATCTTGGTAACCAGTGGGATCATCGTCTCATTGATCAAACGGCCAAAGGCAGAGCCAAGGTTTTGAGCCAGCTCCTTCATGCGCTCTACCACCTCAGTGGCAGATCTGGCCGACATATTGTCTGGTGGCAAGCTCTCATCGAGCAGTGTTCGCTTGATTGCTTGCACCAAGTCATTGATCACCAGCTGGGAGACGTTGAAGTCACCAGCACGTGGCAGCGGTTTAAGCGCCTCACCCTGTGGTCCACCGTTTCTGGCCACTGGAATGATGGCGCCAGGCGTGATCTTCACGTTGGCTGGGTTTAGCACACCGTCATCAGCTGCCGTGTAGACACCAGTGATAGCCAGGCTGGCATTCTTGAGTAGCAACTCTTTGACCTTGTTAAGGGTCTTGATGTCTGGCAGGGCAGTCAGCACTGGACCACGCCCATATATCTCGCCAGCCACCTTCATGTAGCGTGACACCACCCATGGGCTAGATTTGAGCTTGCGGTAAACCAGCTGAGATTTAGACTTTTCATGGATCACGTAGTAACCGTAGTCACCACGGTCTAGGTTAAGCACGGTGGCCTCAATCAGATCTACTTCTTCAGTGGGCTTATCAGCAATTAGGCGCTGCAGATCTGGTGGGATCTCTGCATCTTTCCACTGCATCTGGATGGACTCGCCTTTGATACGCATCTTGCGGTAGACGTTATCCACCTGGCCATTGGCGCCCTCTTCAAAGCTAACCAGATACTGCGGGACAGGGATAAAGTTAATTGGATTAACAGCGTCACCCTTTTGGATCAGCATGACAGCTGTGCCGACAGAGAGATCTAGCAAGAACTCACCCATAGCAATATCAAAGTTAGACTGCTTTAGGACGCTAAACATCTTGTCGCTGTACATATCAAGCATCATCTGCACTTGGCTCTTGCGATCCATGGGTATGTCAGTGCCAGGCTCAAGCCTGCACCACTTACGCTGTGGCGGGAAGATGCCAGATTGCAGACGGTTAGCAAAGCGCTGGGTAGAGTTGATGGCCGTAGAGTCAAACACCCTGGTCATCTTGCGTTTACCGCCAACTTTCCCCTCGTACTCACCACCGTAGAGATTGCGCTGGGGCAGGGCAAACTCCATGGCGTCTTCATAGAGACTGCGAAAGTCATCCTTTTTGTTCTGCGCTATTTTGTGTCGCTGCAGAATTTGCTCAACGCTCATTTTTGCCATATTAATCTTTCTTGCTTGCTTGGTATCTTTTTAGAATCGCCCTGCCTTTGGCTGCTAATCGAGCAGCTGCATCAGCTGTCTTTGGTACTGGCTCACCCCATGCATTGGCAGACAGCGCCAGCCTGGTTGGCTCACCCTTCTTGTCCACCAGTGGACCGCTGGGGTTGGTAAAGAACCGAGTTAAAAAAGATCCCTTGCGTCTAGCGTCTTGCCCTGTTGGGTTAGATGCCTTGACGCCAGCTTGTAGGTTTTTACTCTCGCCAGAGCGCTCGAACTTGCGCCTGCCTGCTTCAGTCAAACCCCCCTTTGGATCTTTGTACTTACTCATTTCTTTTTGGCTGCATTCATGTTGTCAACCAGATTGGGATATGGACGGCCAGCTGCTTTGGCACTGGCTTGCGCTGACTTCTTATCGGCTGGTGACAACTTCTTTGGCTCACCTAAGTTTTTTGGCCGAGCTTGATTCCAAATTTTTTTATTCATATTCATCAGATTCTTCCTCCTCTTCATCGGTGATAGGACCGCCAGACAACCACGCATCACACGTTCTTGCGCTGGCGCATTTAAAGTGGAATAGTTCGCAAAAGCCAAGGCCTGCGGTTTCAATTACGTCCTCGTCATAGCCAGATTCCTCTGCAGGATTCTTGGCCTCGATGCCTGCCTTAATGCAGTCAAGCATTTGGGTGGTCTGAATAAACGCAGCGCAGTTACCGCATCGCATACCCATGGCCTCATCAATATTTGTGTTCCAGATCACGGTTTTGCGGATCCAAAATATTACATTGTTCTTTGCATCATCTGGATTAGCTGGCCCATAGCCGACATTCTCAAATGCCCAGTTTCTGTTTTTGAGATTGGTCTTGATGTCTCTGGTGGCCAGGGGGCATTGGTACTCGCCCTCGCCTTCCATTTCTTTCTCGGCCTCATTGATCATGTTGGTTGCCATTATTCGTACCACTCTAAAGTTAAACTCGCAGCGTGTGCAGCGCTGTTTACATTGGTTAATCTAAATAGATAGTTGGTCAATGGCTTTAGGACATATTCCAATGAACCAGCAGCGCCACCACTGGCTTTTTTGCCAGAGCCACCTGGAATAAGTTGTACATCAATCTCTGTTCCAACAGACGTTACTGTTGGATTGATCACCATAGCCACTTGACTTGAATTGCTTATAGCGTAGTTACGGTTTCTGTTAATTGGCGTAAACGCTGTGCCACCAGTTGTAGACGCTCCTTCATAGATATACAACTCTGCATCGCCCAAACACATACCGTAAACAGTAATGTGTGGATATACACCAGACGGTGACGCTAAAACAATATTAATGCTGGCGTCAGCTGCAAGTGGCGCAGAGTCTGGTGCAATCTTGTACGCAAAGTACGCACGGCCATCATGGTTGCGCTGGTGATTTACATCTACATTAATTACTGGCGCATCAGCACCAGAAATTATTTGTAGTCCAGCATTGTTCCTATGAGTCAGAGCGACAAACTGTGCGCTCTGATTTTCAGATTCTCTGGTAACGTAAATCACTGCCATTTATTTTTTCTTAACAGCTTGTCTAGCCTCGCTCATGCCAATAGCAATTGCTTGTTGGCGTGACTTGACCTTTTGACCAGAAGATGATTTGAGCTTTCCAGTGGAATACTCTTTCATCACTTTATGCACTTTTTCTTGCATCTTGGATTTCATGTCTGCCATGATTACATTCCACCCAGCTTAGATGTAACGCCCAACTCGCTGTCTTGTCTCTCTTGCGAAAGCAGTTGACGCAAGCCACCGCCACGTCTGGCAGCCATGCCAGCTTGGGTCTTCTTAGCTAGGTTAGTTTCTTGTGTAGCAAGCTGCTCGTCTTGCTTTTGGATCTGTTCTTTTTGAACTCGGATCTGCTCTTCTGCTGCTGCTGAAGATCCACCACCACCACCACCAAATATTCCACCCATGTTTAGCTCCTTGACATCATAAAAAAATCTGCCTCGTCTGGTCCATACTTTTTCATCAAGCCTTCTATCTCGAATCCAATAGCATTGCCCCAACGCACAGCTCGTAAGTCAACGCATCTTACGATTATTTGTAGTCGATGTAAATTCTGCGATATCACTCTGAAATCACGGTAAACAATGGCTGCTCTTGTCAGAGTCTTTGGGTATTTGCGCCCACGTTCCTCTATAAAGCACCACATCTCCTCGACACCCTTCCAGATAGACACCGCACCAAAGCAGGCAACTGGTCTGCCATGCAATATCGCTGTGATAGCGTGGCCATACCGTGCTTGGTTTTCTAGCATGGTCATCACGTCCATGGCTCTGCTGATGGTTTGAAAGTTTTGAGCCTTGACATTCATCACTGCTACGTGGCCAGGCTGGAATGGGACCCAGGTCAGGCCTGGCATGGTGGGTAAATCAGGCAAAGACATCAAAATCATCCGATGCTATGGTTTGGGCAATGAAGACTTTTCCATTTGTGCGGTTAGATCCCCTGGTCAGCTGACGATATTCACCGCCACCAGTGAGTAAGTACCCAAATGCGTCACCCACGTGCGAGTGTTCGTTCTTATTTGGCGTATCTTTGAACCGTTCATGGCCAGCACCCACTGCAATACGCTTGAAGTGGTAGCCACCAGACAGAGACTTACGCAATAACTTGCAGTTTTTGTTGATCAGTAGGCCAGGTTTGCCCATCACCATGCGATTCATTGGTGCAGCTGCAGCCTCACGCCTGGCTTTGAAGTCGTTTGTCGCTGTTGGCTCTGCTTTTAGCCCTAGTGAGCGCAGATATTCAAACGCAGTAGTTTCATAAATGGCATCACGCTGCATACCAGCGGGGTCACCCCATATGCGTACCTCATATTTCGGAAACCTGGTCTGCAGTTCAGTGAGCAATTGCTGGCCAAAGCGCTCCAGACCCATGTCAAAGGTGACGATCTCATGCAATACACGCCACTGGCCACTTGGATGGCGCTGGCCAAAGACTGCTGCAGGGGTTAAACCAAAGTCAAGGCCGACTTGGATGGGCAAATTAGGATCGGCCTCCAGCTCGGCAGCCATGATGTTGTCATCGTACTCAGGCCAGACGCTTTGACCGTCCTTCACAAACGTGTAGACGCCCTGGGCATAGCAGCGGATCCAGTCTAGATTCTTGCCAGCCAATTGCTGCATATAGTAGCCAGCGGGTAGGTTGTTGACGTTCTCTGCTTTCTCATTCAGACGCCACCATTTGCCACTTGCAAATATGTGATCGTTGGCCTCTGGGTTTTCTGGCAGATCTTCTTTGGCCACTTCAATCACGCCACCTGGTTGCTTAAAGAATTTCCACGCATACTTGCCAGTGATTGGCTCCTTCTCAGCGACTCGATGCCACCAGTGATCATCGTCCATGGGATTGGTATCCATGATGATGCCGTGCCAGGTAGCACCGCCATCACGCTTAGTAGGGTATCGGCCAACACGGTGGGTGAGGCCATCAATAACAGCCTTTGGCAACTCACGTGCCTCATTTACCCACGCACCAGTCAACTCAAGCGAGAGCAACTTACGCACGTCTTTTGGTTGATCAAGGGCTAAGAAAATAATCTCGCAGTCAATGCCAGCAGCGTCACCCCTGGCAGGCAAGCGGATATGGTGGGTAATCGGTGGCGTCCACAGCAGATTGCCAAAGGTGGCCTCTGGGAAGAGATCTAGCCAGGTCTTAATAGTGGTGGTCTTGAGCATGGGGTAGCTGTTACGCACCACTGCCCATCTGCTGTACTTGATGCCGTCCACAGGGGAGGGCTTTTGCTGGACAGCTTTGATCATGATCTTGGCTGCACAGGCGTAAGACTTACCAGAGCCAACAGGACCCATTAAGCCTTGTACAAAGGCGTTGCTTTGTATCATGTCGTAGACGATTGGGCTTTTACTAAAGTCCAGATTCAACCCAGCGATTGGCATTTCACGTGGCGAATGCTCTTTAGTTTTCATGGTTAATTCCAGATGTATTTGCTAAACATATAAAAGAAAAAGCTAACTATGGCAATGATCGCCATGAGTATTGCAAAGTCACTTAGTGGTGGATCTCGGTGTGGTCCAGTGAAGATGTCTTCATTGACGTATTCTTTGGGGTAGGCTTCTTGCAGCGTGCGCGGGAACACCCGCACAGTTGGATGGCTATCGGTTAAGCGTTGTTGCATCATTTTTATGTTTCTCCCCTTGGTTTGTCTTCCACATCCACAACATCTGGCGCACGTACATTAATACCAATCACGCTAGGCTTGTCCTCGTTGTCTGGGTTGTCCAGCAAACCACTAGCTTTAGCCAGGATCCGCAGCACCGCCACCTTGTCATAGAGATCAATCTCCAGCGTAGACGCACCGTCCTTGTCCACACGCACCTTGATATTCTTAATGGCCATCAACGCAGTCTCTGGGATCAAGTGGCTAGGCTTGACCTTCACATGGCCATTCTCATCCCAGCTCATGATGTCAGTGATCTTGGTGTTAGCCATGGCCAGCAACGCATACGCAGTGGCCTCCTTGTTCTTTACCAGCGTAGTGGAGCGCTCCAAGCGCCTGACAATGGAGCGAGTGCCACCCCAGCCAGCAACTGGCGGGATCTGAGTCGGGTACTTAGGTCTTGACATTGCGAGCCTTGATCATGGCGTCAGCCATGATGTATGAACTTACAGCGCACAATTCTGCATAAAGATCTGTATTTTCAATACCGTCACCAACATACAAACCATCTTCATATTGATCTTTCAATATGGTCTGCATGGCCAGCCCCGCAAAGTAATCACGCAACCTCATCTCATCCATTCCAATTTGTTTATCAGTCATAGCTCACCTCAAAAAGGAATATCGTCATCCATAGCAGCCACAGCATTGGCAGCAGGGGTAGGTTTGGCAGCTGGTGCAGCAAAAGGCTTTGGCTGGTCCAAGACCATGCCTTGTGCTTGGCCACTCTCTTTAGGCTGCTTTGGCTTACCCAACTTAATCTTGAAGTACCACTCACCAGCACGTGTCTTACCAGGCTGAACATCAATCCAATGCAGAGTGCCATCAGGCAGTAGCAGTTCACCCTTGTAGTCAGCATGCCAGTCCTCAGTCTTATCCTTGTTCTTAAACGCAGAGCCTTGACCTGGTCTTAGCTCAAATGGTTTGTCATAGTTAGTAGTCATTAACTTAGTCCTTTGGTTGAAAAAATAGAGAAAATACCAATGTAGTAAAAGGTATACAGAAAGAAATTGGGGAAAAATTCATTTAAGTACCCCTACGGTGAGGTGGGTGGGTGGGGGGAGGGTACATCGAAAGTGCTACAACGCAGGATTGCAATGCCCAAGCACCCTCCTGCCATGCCTCTGTATAGGTACGCCACCCCCCTGTACTGTTCCCATACGTTCGTTTGAGTTCAGTACAGCATACGGTAGCAGGCTCTACAAGGCTTTGATGTGCCATGTGGCTACCCTGATATTGACTGGATGGTTTCATGGCCTTCTAGGTGGCTTAGATTGCGTTTAAACAGCATTCATCTTGGTCTGGGTTGCCATCATGTGCATGATCCCATCAACCAGCGCCTGTTCGGTAGGCTCGATGCCCTCGGCATGGTAGGCAGGCAGCAGCAGTTCGATCTTGGATTCAATCTCAGCTTTTGAATACTGCTTTAATTGTTTGTTGTTCATAACATTAATATTAATAGATATAGTGTTAAATACCGTGTCTTTTGATAACCCTATGTTATCGACACTGATAACCCTATGTAATCGCTCATTTAAGTTATCCACATTGTTGTCCACTGACTTATCCACAGATGTAGGCGTGTTATCCACAGGCGTTATTGCCTTGTTCTTTCTCTTCATGTCGTACTCCTTTGGTGTTACTTTGTTGCGGTTGGTGATGGATTCCTTTAGCATCTCTGCTATGCGTCTGAGGCCTTCCTTGTCTACCTCTTTTTGTAACCTTTCTTCTTCAGCTGCTATGAGTCCTGGTGGCCTTGCATCCTCTTTGTTAGACACCATGGCTATGGCCTCTTCAGCTGTTATTGTGGGATCAAAGATCACTCTGACTGTCTCATTCCTGGCATTGGCATAGCCTTTCCTGAGTACCTCGATGTAGCCCAACTTCTTTAGCTTGGATATCTGCCTGCTGATCGCTGGCTGGCTTATGCCTAAGTCACCAGCTAGTCTTCTTTGGCTAACCCAGGTAATGCCAGCACGGTTGCAGAACGCACACAGGCCTGCCAGGACTGCTACGCCAGCTGCACCCAGATCTTTGTCGAACACTGCCTTGAATGGCAGCACCACGATCTTCCTTTGGTCTGGCAGTGGCTCCTGCAGCTTCAGCCTGGGTTTAGCAGGCAACTCGAATGGCAGCACGTTATCTGGCATTGCGCTCATTTCTGTGGATCTCTCTCATGTACTGGCGTACCTTGGCCTCTGCGTTTGCGCCATATAGAGCGTCTAGCGCCTTTAGATGCCTCTCGATCAACTCCTTGTCCCGCAAGACTTCCCAAGTCGTTAACAACTCTCTGCCACACGCCATCAGCAGGCATTCCAGGCTGGGTGAGGGCGCATTGCTTGCCTTCCTGTAGATGTACTTGTGTCTCATGCATAACTAGCCTTTTTAGACTTCCTGGGCGCCCTTGTTCTGCTCTTGCTGGCCTTGGCTAAGTTTTCTATCCTGGTTAACTTCAGCTGCTCCATGTGCGTGGCGTCCAGGATCTGGGTGATCTGCTCGGTAGTCTTAAACGTGTGCAAGTTGGCACACTCATACCGCCTGACAGTGATATTGTTTTCCCGCTTGCGGGTTTCTTTAACCAGCGTCCAAGCGCTGCAGATAGGACACTTCATTAGACGCCTTTGTTAATCTTCTGTGCTAGATCGAGCGTGATCTTGCGAGTCTCATCCAGCAGCTGCCTATAGTCCTCAACCTTGTGCATCTCGGTGTACAGCGCCAGCTTTAGCTCCTCAATGGTGGCCAGCCACTGTCTGACTTCATGGTTAACCGTCTGGCTTTCCACCACAGTGCCATCCTCGTCCCTGTACAGGGCTATGTAATCCTTGGTCTTATTCATCCTGGTAACTCCAAAATATAAGTAGTGCTATGCCAATAACGGCCACAACAAGTCCACCTAAGAATGCAAGCAGGGAAATAACAAGTATGTTGCTCATTGCTTGGCCTCCAGCTGGCGAACACGGTCTGCCAGATTTCGCACCAGGTCAGTCAGCAGCGCCACTTCTAGCAGCAGCTTTGTCTCCTTGCTGGGGTTGCTGATGATTTCTTTGCGAACAGAGCTTTGCTCCATGGCACTGAATGCCTCGTCTTCCTCTGGCGTGTGATCAATCATTTGTCTTGCTCCATTGCCCAATGTAGGATGGCCAGGGCATCGGCCTCGTTGTCATCTGTTACTGGATGGCCTTTGGCCTGCATGGCAGCCACCATGGCATCTTTGTTTGCATTGCCTTTGCCAGTAGCATGGAGCTTGATAGTCCCGACTGGTACACCGCTGTAAGGGATCTGGTGGTGTTCGCACCAGGCAGTTAGCGTGGCCATCAAGCCACCATACACGTGAGCTGCATCAACTCCCTGGTGGCGCCTGACTTCTTCAAAGTACACCGCCTGGATATCACCAACGCTGCTCTTGATCTCTCCGAGCCACTGCTTAAACCTGAGAAAGCGCATACCGCCACCTTCAAAGCGCTTTGGCTTGAGATCTACCCAGCCATGCACAACCTTGCCCTGCGTGAGCGCTGCCCAGCCAGTGCGTGTGCCAAGATCAATGGCTAGTACGGTTGTAATCAAAATACACCCTTCCTACGCATCTTTTCTACCCAGGCCTCGACTGCCTCGCACGGTGGGTCATAGGCGTCAATGTCATCTGTCCACTCGAGCGCCTCGGTGATCACCTCTTCTGGAATATCTTCACCATCTTTGGCCATGTCTAACAGCTTGGTTGCCTCTTTGGGTGTCATGCTTGCGCTCCTATTAAGTTATTCAAACGCACACTCAGATCCGCATACTGCCTGGTCAACGTCTCTTGCAAGACCATATCAATCATCTGCGATCTGCTACGTGCTTGCGCCTTGCAGGCACGGTCTAGCATGATCAATGTCTCTGGCCGTATGCGTACAAAGATTGGCTGCTTTGGTGTTTTATTCATAGTCTGATGTAGGATGATTGCACAATGCAAGCGATCATATACGCTAGTTCTACCAGGCTAAACTGGCATTAGGGTAAACACCTAGAAATTAGTTGATTTATTTGGGTTTAGAATACTCACAAGCGATATCACAGTGATATCGTGAACCACCGAGAAACAGGAGTTCGAACATGAGAAACATCACACCAACTATTGGAGATCGCAGCAAAGTTGACTGCACACTAGTTCACATGGGCCAGGCATGGCGTGTTCTAGGCGTAGGTGCAGAGCGCAATGGCAATACATACTGCCATCTTGCAAGCCTGCACAATTTCCGCATCCAAAAAAACGGCAAAGTACCAATGCAAATTGGTGACTGGATCGACAATGCAGTGTTAGCAGCTGCTAAGGAGGCTTAATCATGGCCACCAAATACGTTGCTTACTACCGTGTATCTACCGCCAAGCAGGGTCACTCTGGTCTTGGCCTTGAATCACAGCGCCAGCTGGTCAGCTCTTATGAGGCAGACATCATTGGTGAATTCACAGAGATTGAGTCAGGCAAGATCGACAACCGCCCACAGCTGGAGCTTGCACTCGATCTCTGCAGACGCAACAACGCTGCCATCCTGATTGCCAAAATTGACCGCCTCTCACGTGATGCAGCATTCCTGTTGACCTTACGCAAGGCTGGCGTGGACATTGTGGCTGCCGATATGCCAAACGCTGGCACTCTTGAGTTCGGTGTACGTGCAGTGGTTGCCCAGCATGAGCGTGAAGAGATCTCCAAGCGCACTAAATCAGCTCTACAAGCAGCCAAAGCCCGCGGGGTAGTACTGGGTTGCCCAACACCAGAGATCGGCTCTGCAGCAGGCAATGCTGCCATCCAGGCACGTGCTAACAGCTATGCAGACCGCATCGCCCCAACCCTGCGTGATGTGATTGCTATCTCAGGCGCCAGCACCTTGCGTAACCTGGCTGCAGAGTTGTCTACTCGTGGCGTTCAAACCCCACGTGGTAACACCGAGTGGGCAGCCAGCCAGGTCAACGCCCTTATCAAACGTCTCAACATCAACCTCAAGGAGTTTAGTCATGCGTAAGACCACACCGTACAACACTGGCAAGGTTGCCATAGGCTCACGGTATGAGCCTGTGGTAAGCCACACTATGTCGCTCGATGAATTACGCATCCAGGATTCATTGATAAATCCCCCAGTTAAATTGCTTGTAATGCCTTACGACAAAGCTATCTATGTGCTTGGTGTCGTGGCCTTGGTAGTCATCTACTTAACCAATTAAGGGTACGCATGACAGTAGGTCAAACTATCCGAGACGCCCAGCTCAATCTGTTTGAGCAGCGTGATGCAACTTTCCTGGCACGTGCGAGAGCGCTGGCCGTACAGATCTGCCAGGCACAAGGCAGCGTCAGCATCAATGACATCCGACAAAATCTTGCTCTGCCTGCAGAGATGCACCCATCAGTACTGGGCGCTGTCTTCAAAGGCAAGCAGTTTAAGGCCGTAGGTTTTACCGAGGCTACCCACCCGCAGGCTCACGCCCGCATCATCCGCATCTATCAACTCAAGGAGTCCTTTAATGGTCAACAAAGTCACGCCTGACACCATGCTGTCAGCATCCCGCTTATGTTCAGTAATGGGTATGTCTAAATACAACACGCCCAATGACGAATTGGAAATGTCAATCAATGCCATCCAGGGCAAAGAGCGCCCAGACATCGGCAATGAATCCATGGACTGGGGCAACCAGCTGGAGCCTTTGATCTTGCGTGAGGCAGCCAAGCGCTTACTCTTGTCAGAGCTGGTCATTGATCACGACAAACCGTTCTTTCACACCAGCCTACCACTGTGTTGCAGTCTCGATGGCAGCGCACAAGGCCGTGGCCAGGTTATCGTCAGCGATCCAGACAATGGCATCTTTGTTGTCGGCCAGGACTCGATTACCCTCGATGGAGTTGGTGTGTTAGAGGCCAAGCTCACCGCCATGGAGCCAGAAGATACGCCACCTCTGTGGCGTGGTCCCATCCAGCTGCAGGCTCAGATGGACATCATGCAGGCCAAGTGGGGTGTGCTGGCCACACTCTACAAAGGCACTCAGCTGCGCTTGTTTATCTTTGCTCCGCACCAGGCCACACTGGACAGCATCGCCAGGGTAACCACAGACTTCCAGTCCCGCCTGGATAACTTCAAAGAGACTGGCTCGATTGACTACTACCCACCGCAGGCAGGCGAGAAGTGGCCAGATGCACGTGGCGCCTACCCAGTAATAGAAGATACCGTCTTGCTAGATGCCGAGGCTGCCGAGATGGCTCAACGCATCATGGACAACAAACTGCAGCTAAAAATTCTAGAGCAAGATATCGCCTCAGATGAGGAGAGCATCAAAGAGTTGATGGGCAAGTCAACCAAGGGTATCGCTGGTGGCTACACCATCAGCTGGCCAACTCGCAGTTACAAAGCGCAGAAAGAGAAGAGCGTACCAGCCAAAGAGGCCTACACCATACGCCAGTCAACACTGACTATCAAAGAGGCCAAGTCGTGATCAACCCACATGAGATGGATCAACTCACAGCTGCACACAACCGTGCCATGCAAGCTGTGATGGATGCCACTAACGCCAACACTGACCAGGCAGATGAGCTTGTCACCAGCATTAGCGCCTTAGTTTTTGAAACCCTTAAACATTACATGAAAGATAACAATGCAACTCACAACTAACCGCCAGGGCTTTGCGCCAGCTACGGTCACCGAGGCCATACAGTTTTCGGAGATGCTGGCCAACAGCAACATGGTCCCCAAGCAGTACATGGGTAAGCCCCAGGACATCATGGTCTGTATCCAGTGGGGCATGGAGATGGGTCTAGCCCCTATGCAAGCGCTGCAGAACATTGCTGTGATCAATGGCAAGCCTAGTGTGTACGGTGACGCCATGATGGCTTTGGTGCAGGCCAGCCCAGTGTGTGAGGGCGTAGAGGAAAGCATTGAAGATGAGGGTACGCCAAACCCAGTGGCCGTGTGTGTGGCCAGGCGCAAGGGCAGGGCGCCAGTCACCGTGCGTTTCTCTGTAGAAGATGCTAAACGTGCAGGCCTGTGGGGCAAGCAGGGACCATGGCAGGCATACCCCAAGCGAATGCTGCAGATGAGAGCCAGAGGTTTCGCTTTGCGTGATGCATACCCAGACGTGTTAAAGGGTTTGATCAGCGTGGAAGAGGCGCAAGATTATCCAGAGGAGACTAAGCGCCCAGCTAAAGACATCACGCCACGCAACCCACTTGATGCATTGCAGGCGCCAGCACCAGCTGTAGAGTTCACTGCGCCAGACGTTGAGACTGGTGAGGTAGAGATCGTTGACCACCCACCGTTTGAAGAGCTGGCCACCGAGCCACCGCCTGCAGCTGGTGAGTTTGCGATCATCTTGCCTGGCAAAGATCTACCGCATAGCACTCACACCACGTTAGAAGAATGGCAAGATGCGTATGAGATCTTCTGCGAGAAGATAGCATCTAGCCAGAAGATCAAGCCACGTGAGCGCATGACTAAGTTACGTGAGTTACGTGAGGCCAATGCTGACACCATCAACAAGGTAGATACGGCCAAACGTGTGCGCCACATTGCTGGCCATCAGCAGCGCATTGCTGCGCTTGGTGCTGCCACTTAGGCCAGGACTAACAAGGCCTGCTGGGTGTGCTTGATGCGATCCTCCAGGCCTATTGTCCCGCCATTAATAATCTTGGTTACCTTGGCATGATCAAGGGCATCCGCTGGAGCATTGAGCTTGTGGGTAGACCAAAACCATCCAGCAGTAAGAGCAGCATACTTAGGAGTGCCAACAAGATCAGGGTCCATAACAAAATCCACGCCCAGCGCTTTACCAGCGTGGAAATAATTAGAGTGACCAGTAAGCTGAATACAACCCCTACCCCTAAAGCGATAACCGTCACCACTATTTTCGTCACGGTTACCCATGCGAGAAGAATAGACTTGATTTGCAATTTTCTTAGGGTTTCCAGCGTAGCCATTGGCCACCTCCAGTGTGGGAAATCTTTTAGGCCACAACTTCATTAGCGTTACAGCTTTGTAATTTAGATTCTCTTCCAGGATTCTGAAGTTTCCACACTCATGGCCACACTGGCCAATGAATGTAGCCTGCTGATTCTGGCTAAAAATTCCAAAGCGCTCAAAGGTTTCATTAAGTGGATCAACCCAGTCAGCACCGATGTGCAGCTTGGCTAGTTTCTCAGCGTTTAACATTTACGGCCTCCATCACTTTGTTGTAGTTGTCGATGCAGGCGTTGAGCTGGGCTGTGTTCCTGTCTCCTTGAGCGACGATTTCTGCAATAGCGAGGAGAGTCTCTCTGTCAGATTCACTTCCCGCTTGGCTGCTACTTCCGCTGGCAGGGGCGGTACTTGCACTGGTTTGTACACAACCTGGGGTTTGGATCCGCAAGCTACTAGTGCGGATAAGACGATTAAGACTAGACTGTTTTTCAGTAATGGCATTGTTGGCCTCCAGTAACTTGGTAGAGTTGTCGTTGAGTTGTTTGGTAAGTTCCTGCTCTTTGGTTCGAGCCTCTTCATTCTTAATGGCGATCTCTGCTTGCATCTCCTGGTCACGCTCTGCCCAGCCTTTGTGGTGGCCATAGAAATACAGGCTTGCAGCCATGACTAAGGCGCCAATGATTAGCCAAGGGTTTGGGATCATGTTTCAGACCTCGCTGCAGCACGTTCCTGTGCGATCTCTTCCTTGGCTGGATCAACGTAGTCAGGTGGTGTAGTCGGTGGAGGTGGCGCTCTCCATTCCTCGTCAAGTACTGGGTTAACCCAAGCAGGCAGACCACCAGCTGGTGCTGTCCAGGTAGATGTTGCTGGCGCTGCAGCTGGAGCAGGCGGTGTAGGTGGTGTTGGGTTACTTGCTTGAGATACCTTGTCTGCAATAGTCTGCACACCCTTGCGACTCATCACGCCACCAATGCCACCCACAATGAGCAGCACAATGTCGTTGAGCATTTTGGCAAACGCCTGGTCAATGGGCGCCATAGACTTGATTGGCTGCACTACAAAGGCCAAGCTGTAAAGCATGAACATCACAATGCCAGCAAGAATGAAAGTAACGATCAGGACCACAAAGGCCCAGACCCTTATCTCAATTTCCTCTTGGGTTAGCAATCGGTTCGGATGAAACTTGGGCTGGTTGTTGGACAATTGTTTTCTCCAGTATGGGGGCAACGAGGTAGTCGGGACAGTCTTGGGTGAATTGGCAATCGGGGCGCTGGCATCTCTTGGCAGGGAAGTTCTTAGGATCCTGGCAAAAATATCTGTAGCGATCATCGCAGGCAGTGAGCAGCAGTAACAGCAACAGTAGATATCTCATTTGCTTTCTTTCAGTTCTTGCTTGAGCTTACGTAACTCTTTCATCTCTTTCTTGAGCTGGGCTTTCATATACAAAGTCTCGATGTATGCCATTGATGTAGCACCCACGACAACGCACAGCATGACTGCCATCAAAATCCACCAGACAAGTCGTGTAGTTGCCACATGAGCCACCCAAAAATTAGAGATATAAACGTCACTGCAATGCCTCCACTGATCATTTCAATATGCCTGATCTCTTCTTGCTCTTTACGCCACCTAGCTAACCTAGCCCTGCGAATCATCTCTGCTCTAGCCCACTTCTGCTCTTGCTCAATCTTGCCGTACATCAAAAGAAATCTGCTGTACATATCCTTGCATTCTGGAGGGCTGTACACCATCGCCTCACGAGTAGCCTCCATGAGTTTCTCAAGTTCTAGCTGAATGATTACTCTTTGGATTGCTTTCTTGCTTGTGTTTTGGGTTGGGTCATAGTTGGTTTTAGAGTCTTCTTCAAGCTCTTCATAGTAGGTATTGATTTGTTGTTGGGTGTCAAAGAGGAGTCCGAGGTTTTCTCCAATGTCTCTGATAAGTTCACTCTCGAGCTGCTGGTAGGATTTTTCTTTGGCTGCACTTGGCTTTGACTTGGCTGCTGTTTTTGCAACAGGCTTTGCAGTCTCAGCTTTAGGCTTTGATATAAAGAGGCCAATGAACCAATCAAAGATATTCTTAATCGCCTTGACGTCAGCCACCACTCCATCAACTGTTTTCTTAGTTGACTCCAGAGCAATCCTGCCCTGGTGCAAAAAATCAACCCCCTGCTTGATAGCAGAGACAGCCCCTTGTGCCAATAATAGGAGACTGAAAATGGGTCCATATCTAGATGCCTAGCATCTTCTTAACAAAGTCTGCAGCCACACCTGGTCCAAGCAGAACACACAGCATCACCGCATAGATGAGGTATTCAATCTTAGCCATGCGCTTGTCACCACGCGACAGAGAATCATCAATGCGCTTGTAGCGCTCAGCGCACAATTGCTCATGTGTCAATAACTTAGCTTCTGTTTCACTAATCATTTTCATATCGAGCATGTTGAATGTAACTTTCTTTTTGCAGTTAAGTATGCTTGGTGGGCAATCAATGGATCATCAAAGTATCCAAGATGTTTCTTCTTTCCATTTAAATTTATATGAGCTGAATATTTACTTCCAGCCTTATAAAAAGAAACTCCCATGAAACCACTTGTGTTATGTCTTGGTGCTGTTCTTTGATTATGACAATTTTGCTGTTGAGTTACTTCACGTAAATTGCATAGTCTATTGTCAAGACCATTACCATTTATGTGATCAATTGTTTTGGGTATATATCCATAAGTTAAAAACCAAGCAAGTTGATGACCTCTAATTTTTTTACCGCAAATGCTTATCTGCAAATAACGATCATGTTCAACACCAACTTTGTCACCAACCCTTTTTGTGCCAGATGTTTTAATGCGCTTAAAAGATCCAGTCTTTGAGTCATAAGCAATGTACTCACTTACCAATTCTTTAGTAAATGTTTTGCCAATGAAAGAGACTGGCCCTTTCGCCTCATGCACGGCCAGGCGTGTGTCAGTATCCTCAAGCATCTGCAGTTTTAAACCCTGTGTACTGCGAATCAGATGCCAGCATTCCTGGCTGTACTTGTGTGAGTGCCATTTAGATTTCCTGTTGTGCAGCTACTTGAGCTTGATATGCAGCAATAACTTCTGTAGTCCATATTATTGAAGCAATTGTTTGTACTCTTTGATCTTCATGTGATACATCAGTACCAGGTGAGTAAACATCGTAATGAGGGTTTTGTTGTATTACTACTCCATTTCGCAAAATACGATTTAATCTACAAACTTCTATTTCGTTTGTATTATTAACTGCAATATTTTGCATTATTGTGTCTTCTATTAGTGCCATGTTTTTTCCTTTAATATGTTGAATAGGTTATACCAAAACCAGAATCAAAACCTTTTATCCCAGATGTAGGCCAAGAACCACCACCCTGTTCACAATAAAAATCACCATTAGTTAAAATCGAAACCCATATTGTTTGTGATGCACTACCGCTAATACCACCTTGCACTGCTGCTTTTGATGAATTTGCTGGTCTTATTAAAGATGGCATACCTGTTATTCTCAACGTAGTAGCATTACTAGTTCCAGTGATACCTACATTAAGATTATTTAAATGAACAATATTACCGTTTTTTGTGTAGTAGACAGTAGTTGTTGGGGACGTTGTGCATCCTGTTAATGTTCCTGTATAACTACCTTCCTGATAATCGTCTAATGTATTTGCGTTAGTTGAAAGATTTTGTGTTGCAGGAAATGTTATACCTACACCACTTGTAGACGGTGTAGCACCGCCAACACTTGTCGTTGTTGAATTTGTTATTCGTGTACCATCTGTTGTAACACCTGATATACCACCAAATGCGCCAGCGTTGTTGTACTGAAGTTGAGTAGTAGAACCACCTGGCGTTGCTGCAATGGTTGTCCATGTAGGTGCTACACCAGAACCGCCAGAAGTTAATGCTTGACCACTTGTGCCAGATGCACCAGTTAGCGTTAGTGCAGTTGTTATGTCTGCAGATGCAAGTGTTGGTGCAGTCAGCGTTTTGTTGGTTAAAGTTTGGCTATCAGTAGTACCAACAATAGTTCCAGCAGGGCCAGTCATTACAGCTGCAGTACCTAATCCAAGATTAGTCCTGGCAGAAGAAGTTGATGCAACATCAGACAAGTTATTTGCAGATGCTAAATAACCTGATCCAGATACATACGCTGCTACCCAAGCAGAGCCTGTATAAACTTGCATCGCTCCAGATACAGAGTTGAAATACAAAGAGCCAGCTACCAGGGCATTGCCATCGTTGTCTACAGTTGGGTTGCTAGTCTTGCTACCTAGATAGCGATCATCAAAGTTATCGTAAGCACTTAATGTCGCATCTCTTGCAGCCTCTGCAGCAGTCTGAGCATTACCAGCAGACACAGCAGATGCAGCTGCGTTTGTAGCATTTGTAGATGCATTCTGAATAGCAACAATGTTTGTAGCGTTAGTGTTGATGCTAGATATATTTGTAGCATTAGTAGTCACTGCAGCAGATACACCAGCAACAGTTGTTACATTGCTTGATATGCCTGCAACCGTAGTCACGTTAGCCGATATTCCAGCCACCGTAGTGACGTTGCTAGAGATAGTACCTACCGCAGTGACATTGGCATTGTTGCCAGCCACAGTGTTAATGTTGCTAGAGTTACCAGCCACACTGGTGACGTTTGCGCTAATGCCTGCCACGGTTGTGACGTTGCCAGAGATTCCAGCAACTGTATTTATGTTTGTATTATTTCCAGCAACCGTGTTAACACTAGCAATGTTAGTAGCAACAGTATTGATGTTGGCAGATTGAGCAGCAACAGTAGTTACTGATCCAATTGATGGTCCAGCCTCTGGGTTACCAGTCGTTGCATTAAAGGCAAGCACAGTACCTAATCGTGATGCCTTAACTGGCAGCACCATGTTGACGTCAGTCGGATCAGTCACTGGCGCTTTTAAGCCACGGTCTGCTTTCTCATCCACTTGCTGGGCAAAGATGACCAGGCTGTCAAACTCATCATTGAGAGTATTGGCAAACAAGTCACCGCCAGTCACAAAATCTGTAGCCCTCTGAATAGCACGGTCACCCACAATGGTGATGGTGTCTGCGCCAGTGGCTGCAACAACCAGGGTAACCGAGCCAGTGCCATTGGCATTGATCGTCACTGTGTAGTTGGTAGTCAACGTCAGCAGGGTAGTGTTCTTGTAGACCTGGATGTCAGTGTTAGCCAGCACTTCAAATGTGAATGAGTACGGTCCGACACCAGCGCTGCCTGTGTAGACAACTCGTCTGGTTACGTCTGATATTGGGTATGCCATTATTTAGCTCCTTGTCCAAATTGCTTTAATCGTTGTGCTTTGTCAGCAATGCGTTTGTTGATAGCATCAGAATAAATACTGTCTTCCATGAGCTTTCTCTTAGCCCCTTCAAAGACATCACTGAATACTTTTTTAACCACGTTTTGGTGAAAGATTAGATTGTCTGGGTTCTTGTCTTCTTTGACAACATCTATTGCAGCCATGACCTCAGACTCTAGATCCATCTCCTTGTTAGCTATACGCAACATCTCGTTGTACTCTTCTGTAGTCAGCTTGGTAGGTGTAGATATGCCAGTTTCCCCATCCTTCTTGCTAACCGTTCTAGATGGCATTGAGACATTGGCATTGAGCTGGATCAGAGCCTGGTCAATTGGGCGCTGCTTGCCTTCCTTCATGCGGATAGGTGACCAAGAAAACTCATGCTCTACAGTTTCACCATAGATGTTAAGCATTGGTGGCAGATCTTCAGACAGGCCAGGCGTCTCAGAGCGCCACTTGTTGACGCCATCCATCAAGCCTTTGAGGCCAGCTGGTAGATTTGGATCTGCTTGGTAATCTCTGCGTAATGGATCAACCTTCTCCTTGACACTGGTTACCGCACCAGTCAAAGGCTCTATTGCTTTGATTGCTGTATACGATCCCATCTTGGCCACACCATTCAAGATGTTTACCAAATGCTCTCTAGTGTTTGGCACATTGCCACCCATCAAAGATGCAATGTTGGATACACCAGTTAGGAATGGATGCTCCAACATATAGTTAGCAATGCCAAAGACTAAGCCACCAGCATATGCATTGATGCGACTGTCATCCTGCTCATAACGTGCATAGTCCACATAGTCTGCACCCATGGCCATCAGAGCGCCTACTGGCTCCATGCCCTGATAGGACAAATAGACTTTGCCTGCATACTCACCAGATCCAAACCGTGTGCCAGGGAATGGTGTGAAGATATCCCGCACATCTTCTTCAATCCCAGACACATCAAAAACAAAGCTGTATGGCTGCCACCCTTGGCGCTCCATAGCCTGGCGTGTACCTTTGTCACCTGGTCCAGATCCAGTAGTCAGACCGTTGGTGGCCATCTCACTAAAGCCATACATAGCAGCAGAGCCAAGGCCTAGCTTGACGTTAGCCATGTCGGCCTCTTTACCGCCAGCCTTCATAGCTGCCCAGTAAGACTTAGTAAATGGCGCCAATGGTGTACGTGCTACCACTTCACCTAGCACGTTAACTGGTGTACCAATGAATGGCATTTGAGTGCGTAAGGCAAACCCAGTAGCTGTATTGGTTGTCAAACTAGACTGCAACTTGCCAGCCATGCCTTCTAGCTTTTGGGTAAACGTACCGACTTCAGCCAGGTTAGATACATAGTCTGGTGGATCTAGCAAGAAGTTATCTATGGCAGCGTCTCTTGCCTTGATGGCATCGGCCACGCTGGCGCCACCCTTTAGCGCATCGTCATAGGTAGTGATGGCTAGTCTGGCAGTCTCAGCAGACAGCTCAAAGGTGTAATTGATACCCTTAAAAAACTCGTCTGAAGTCATCAAGGCTCTGCCTGGCAGGGTAGTGACGTAGTTGATTGCCTTGAGGCCAGTAGATAGCAGTGAGCCATCTGCCTTGTAGTTGAACAGCTCCATGCGTGACTGCTGTCTGGCCACCTTAACTGGATCTGTCCAGCCCTTTGGCACACCATTGACAAATGCATGAGACATTAACTGCCAGCCATTGTTAACAGCAGTAGAAGTTGATGCAAGCATAGTTGGCACTTCCATCAATTCATATGATGTATCGCCACCCAATCCAATGCCTGCACGTAGATCACCCAGCACCGCAGCGCCAGCACGTTCAGCCATACGGTAGGGTAAAAACACAGTGTTACTTAGTGCATTCTTGAGATGCGTACCAGGGCGAGACAAGATGCCATTGACGTAGACGGTAAACAGTTTCTCCCAAGCGTTGCCTTGAGCCATCCCTTTGATAAGGTTAGCCTTACCTTCTGGTGTCTTGACATCTAGGTAAGCCTGGGCAAACTTGACGATATCAGTCTCATTGCCAAAGTTCTCCATGATGGCAGAGATATCTACAGCGCCCTCTCTTGGCATACGCATAACAGCCAAAGACTGCGCCACGTTGGTTTGGTAGCCTTTGACACTCTGTTGCAAGACGCTGTGGAAATGGATGGTCTGAGCCATCTGCGCCAGCTCGGTAGGTGTTGCAGATCCATCAGCTACTTTGGCAGCCAAGGCATCTAGATTCTTAGCGCTGGCCACCATGGCATTGAGCGCTTTGTATGTGTTCTGTGGGCTAACTTGTAGCTTGCCAGAGAAGATATCGTCTATGAACTTAGGACCAATGCCAGCATCTTGAGCCAGACTCTTCACATCTTCAAACGTGATGTTCTTGGTCTTGATGCCGACAGCCTGGTTGATAGTCTCAATCGTAGACTTGACATCCTCGGTGGTGGCCATCAATGGCAGATTGAATGCCAGCTCTGGTGGCTTTTCCATGGCGGGATCTGAGGTCTGTCTCAGATCTTGGATGTCTTTACGCTGGCTTACAAAGGCGTCAGGCGTCAGGCCAGGCTGCTTGGATACTTCCACCTTGGCTGCAATCTTTGCCTCGGTTCTGCTCGTTGTAGTGCCTGTAGCAAGGGCTGCCTTAGTGGTGTCTTCAGCAGCTGCAGCAGCTATAGCCTCTGGGGTAACTGGCGCTACTGGTGGCTTGCGGATATCTACCTTGCTAAGTTTTTTAATGACGTCAGCAATGGGACCAAGTTGGGCAACTTGCACACCCTCGCCTGGATCAATTGCATCAGGCAGTATTGGCGGGACGGTAGCATCAATATCAGGGTCTACTCGTAATTGACTAGCAGAGTCAATGCGTGACTCGATATCAGCTTCTTGCTGAATGAGCTTGTCTAGTCTGATGTCAAGTGGTTGTAATGACATTATTCAGTACTCCCACTTGATTGACCAGGCTGGCCTTTAGTTACTTTTCGTTTAACTGTTTTTGCTGCAACTGCTGGGGTTGCTGGCGCTGGGGTTGTGGTGACTGCTCCTGCTCCTGAGAGTTCTCTTTCAAAGAGTTTCTCAAGTTCGCCCCGTAGAGGATCGAGGTCGGCTGCGGTGCGTCTGACACCGAGGTCTGCCAACCTTCCCAAGTAAGTTTCCCCATTTTTAGATCCTTTCCCTGTCCAATCATTACGTGCTTTTACAAGATCGGCTTCATAACCTCTTGCCTTTACATCATATCCTAAATTAGCAAACATTTTCTCAATTGCACCACCAGATGACAATGCATCTTGTACAGATTGCATACGTGCAGCACCGCCTTTATCAATCAATACTCGTATGCCAACATCACCATCTGCAGTTCTAATTGGTTGATAACCAACAAATAACTTAGTGGGATCTGCAGCCATTACCTTTTCCCAGAATGATCGCAATCCATCGTTAGTGGATAGGTTGTCAGATCCTGATTCAATAAAATCAACTGCTAATGCTTTAGGATTCTTTGTTGTGGCTTTTATTGAATTAACCCATACTTCTGTTTGCTGTAACAAATAACCTAAAACATTGGCTGCAATCTCGCCACCTTCTCTGGTTGCTAATGCCTGGCCAACAGCTGCTGGGTTTTGATAGGTTTGCCATCCACCAGTGCCATGCACCATGGTACGCAAGTCAATGCCAGCTATTTCCTTGGCCATCTCCATAGCACGATCAGTCACCACCTGGGTTAACTGTACTTGGCGCTCTGGTGCTAAAGCAGCAAATGCGCTGCCATACTTCTTAGCCCATGGAGATCCTTCACCTGGTGCAGCCTCCATAGAGATACGTCTTAGATTGCGCTCTAAAGCTGTAACAGTGTCAGTAGCTGCATCAGCAGTCAAACGTGTCATGGCCATCCATCCAACGGCCTGCACTTCTTTTGGCTGCCAATCAGATCTGCCTTGCCAATTCATGCTGTTTAACTCATCTGTAAGTTGTCTACCAAAATCTGCTCTATTTTCATATTGTGTATCTGTAGGACCAGTGGCTAGATCAACTTTGATCTTGTCTCGATCAACTGCGTATCCTTGTTTCTCTAAATGGTTTAGCAATATGTTGTCAACCAAACCAGTATCACGTGCCGTATGGATATCAACCACAAATGGTTGTCCAGCTTGTACATCGTTACCGTAAATTGACCTTACTGTTTTACCTTCTGCACTATCAACAAAGTCAGAAATCTTAAAACCAACACCTTCTGTAATTGGTTGATCTAATAAAGTATTTCTAGCAGCTTGTGTGGCCATTGGTAAACCACCAGCCCTCATTTCACCCTTTGGAACATTACGTGCAAATTGTTCAGCTTGTAACAACACATTATTAAATGCGCCATCTACACCAATATTTTGATTAGCAACTAACCAAGCTCTCATGTACTTATCTGTTTTAGCTTCATCGTTATCTGTGTACTTTAGGAAAGTACCACGAACCTCGTCATACCACTTTGAATATTGTTTTATTTCTTGAGGTGTAAGTACTTGTTCAGTTCTTTTAATCCAATCATCTGGAGTAATTTTTCCAACAACAAAATCAGGTAAGCCACTACCTTCTGGAGCTGGTATTACTTCACGCTCATTCTTTGGCATACCAGGCATTGCTTTGCCTTGTAAAGTTTCTTGCTCACGTTTTAATTTCAAACGCAATAAATTAGCAGACTCTTCTTCTGGGAATTTAATTCCACCTTCTACTTTTGGAAACTTAGCTACTGTTGGAGTAATGCCCATTTGCACTGGACTACCAAGCATTTCCATGCTCTTGATCGCCATCTCTCCAGCTTTAGGCGCCAGCGTCTCTGCTGCTTTAACCGCACCCTTAACAGCCATCTGGCCACCTTTAAGCAACATGACTGGATCACCGACTAACTCACCAACATTTTGACCAAGCTCCGCTGCTTGCTGGCGCTCTTCTGCAGTCATGCCAAACGCAGTAGTGCCAGGTGGCACAGCTGGTGCAAATGGTGGGATTGTGAAATTAGTGCCTGGGATGGTGTAGCCAGTTTTGCTCAAGTCTTCACTAGACGGTAGAAAAGTTGGATCTTCCATGGTCTTACCAGCACGTTGCAATTTATCTTGGAAACTGCCACCTTGATTGTCGGCAGCCAAAGCATAAGCAAACCTACCAATCTTTTGTAAGTCACCACCGATACCACCAGCACTTGTTGCTATGCCTCTAGCTGTGCCAGCTGCAAAGTCTGGTGCGCCAGTAATCATCTTCTCGCCAATATTGCTCTTTTGGCTGCGCTTGCCCATGCCAGGATAAACACCAAACGCAGCACCACCACCGCCAGCCTCGGCCACCAGTACATCACCAGGCTGCTGGCCAGGCGCCATGGCCTCTTCAACCATAGGCTCTGGTGCTGGGTAGTAAACGCTATCCCAGTTACCTCGGAGTTCTCGTTCAATACTCATATGTTGTCCATATATTGTTTTTGAGCTTCTTTTAAGATCTTAATTTCTGCAGGCTTTAAACCTTTGACTTGATCAAAATTAATCTTATCTATTGGCATATTTGGTAACGTGGCTCCAGCCTTTTTAACGCTTTCTGTCTCAAATGTTTTATTAATTTTGGCTTCAGCATCTTCTCTTTTTTTCTCTTTTTTACCATTGTTAGAGTCACTATCCCAGCGCTTGATAGCATTGGTAACAGCCTGCTCTGGACTCTGGAATACTTCAACGCCCTGGTCATTCTTTGTTTTTATAGCAAGCTCTTCAAGATAAAGTTTTGTAATGTCAATCTTCTTCTGGGCTACTACTTTTCCAGGATCCACGTAGGCGCTCACAATGCCAGACACACGATCAATGCGCTCATATGACTTACGTGCTTGATCATCCACCACGGTTCTACTCAAAGACTCAAACTCAGCCCTGCTTAACTGATTTGAAAAAGGTATTAGTTGTTGAAAGTTATTGATCGTGCCACGTCTGATCTGGTCATACAGTGAGCCAGTCAGCACTGGGTTTGGACTAGGATCTTTTGGCTTTAGCAAGTCTTCAGCAGACTGCAATGTCATCTCACCAAGGCCAACCAACTGAGTTACGATCTGGCGCTTTCTAGCTCCACCAGCAGTTAAGTACTCTAGGGTTAACGCATTGCCCTTGGTCTTATTGGCATCTTTAACAATAGCCTCGTCCATCTTTCTGGTCTGCTCTTGATCTGAGAAAGACTTGATGATGCGCTCACGCAACAGATCCTTGCTGTCTGTACTCATGCCTTTGTACATCTCAGTCAACTCACCAGCATCGCCAGCCAGGATCTTCTTGAACGCTGCACCAGCTGTAGGCGCAAAGTCTCTGTCAGTCAGCTTTGCACTTATTGCACTTATCTTGGCATTCTCTTTGATCTTATAAGCCTCAAGCGCATACTTGTTACCTCCAGCCAAGCGAATAGATGTGGCATTGGTAAAAGGGTTAATTATGTTATCCAGCACTTGATCTAGTTCAGCAGCAGGCAAATTGATCTTGGCATATGAGGTAATG